GCAACTTTCTCAAAGGTTGAATTGACTACAAAGAAGATTCGTCTTGACTGGGAAGTATCAACAGAAGCACTAGAAGATAACGTAGAAGGCGGCGCTCTTGAAGACCACCTAGTACGTTTGATGACAAGCGCTTTTGCTAACGACATTGAAGATCTTGCAATTAATGGTACAGGCACAGGCAGCAATGCTTTCCTTAACATTATGGAAGGTTTCGTTTCAAGAGTACAAACAGACGGTGGCGCACATGAGTCATTCGTAACTGTTGCTAACAATGCATGGACAACAGAGATTATGCAAAACATCATTCTCGCAATGCCACGCAAGTACCGTGCAATCAAGAACAATCTTAAGTTCTATGCAGGCACAGACGCATTCCAGGGTATCGTAAAGAACAACGGTACATTGGCTGATGCAATCGCAGAAGCATTTGCTGGCAAGCCAGCAGGTACACCTGCAAATCGTCAAGCATACCTTGATGGTGGAGCGCAGACATTTGGTGGAGCACGTACAACTCGTGTTCTCGGTGTTGAGGTTCAGGAAGTTCCTTACTATCCTGCAGGTTATATCGACTTGACATTCCCACAGAACCGTGTATGGGGATTCCAACGTGATATCACTGTAAACCGTTTCTACCAACCAAAGAAGGACACAATTGAATACACAGTATTCGTCCGCTTCGGTCTACAATGGGAAGAACTTGACGCAGTTGCATACGCAACAGCAGCAAACAACTCATAATCGCTAAAACGATTGACTTGGGGAACGGTGTAAAAGCCGTTCCCTTCAGTCATTTATAGGGAGAATAATATGTCATATCCAGGAACACCAAAAGATCATAGTCACAATGGCGAAGGCGCAATTGTTACACTAGGAAATCCAGGTGTTATTATTATGGGGCCTAGCGGTTTGCAAGTTAATACCTTGGGAACTTCAGGAGCAACTCTTGGAGAAACTTCTGGACCAAATGCAGTAAATCCATCGGGAACATCAAGCGGAATTCGTTTACCAGCGCAGAATAATTTTGCCAGAGGAAGACGACGCTAATTCTGGTATAATGACATAGGAGGAAATAATGTCTATTATTGAAGATTTATCTAAAAAGACTGTTATGGAAATAAAGTCTTATGCAAAAAAGAACAATATTGATCTATTTGGTGCAACAACAAAGTTGCATATGCTTGAGGTAATTGCTAGCTGGACTCCCACAGAAAAGCCAGCAGAATCTAAAAAAGTTGAAAAAGAAGCAGAAGAAAAAGTAGCCTTGTTTTCAGAACGCAATATATTCTGGAATGAGGTTGGCGAAGTTGTAAGAGGGTACAATATTGTAACTAAAGAGGTTTCTGAAAAGTGGCTTACTCACAGCAAAGTGCGTATGGCAACGCCTCAAGAAGTAGCAAGGCACTACGGTAAACAAATATGATAGTTCTTAGACTGCCTCCATATCCAATTAATATCACATACGATGTTCCTTTGGCAAATACCGACTATCTAGTTACTATTGAAAACTCTATGAGAACAGTAAGAACGTCTCAGGTAATTAGATCTAGCGCAGGAAAAAAAGTTACCCTATCCCTAGCTGGCGATTTAATTAAATATGATCACGACTACTCTCTTGAAATTTATAAAATTAATAACAATGCGGATTCAGAACAAAATATTGTTGTGCAAGATATGCTTACTATTATACGACCATACGTCAATCCAAATACATTAGGAACCACTGCAACAGAGATTGCAGAAGCAAAATATAACGAGAGTATTGCCAGAGCAATTGTTGACGCATTAACTACTCGTGGTTTTACATTTGAAAGAAAAATTCTTGAGGTTGTTGGTCAGGGAACAGACTACATTCCTGTTTGGGGAACAATCTATAAAGTAAATCAAGTATTCGAAAATGGCAAACTTGTTTATGATATTACAAATACTGTTGATGGCCCTGCTCTAGACGGATTTAATTATGAGGTTACAAAAGATAGAACTGCAATTGTAAAAGTTCCTACAGATTCAGAATACTATGAATCAAAAGATCGCTCAGAAAGAAAACCTCTTAAGTACAGAGATGCAGGCTCAGACTCATTTTACGTATACGCTCCATACGAAAATTATGACAATATGTGGACTAATACAAAAAATACCGCAGTTGCATTTCCCGAGGGATTTGATTATATAATTGACTACGATTCTGGATATAAAGTTATTCCAAATGACATACAAGACGCAATGACAATGATTATTAATGATCTTAAATGCGGAAAGATGGATCATTACAAGTCCTATGTTACCGAATACGAAACAGATCAGTTCAAAATAAAGTATGATTCATCTAAGTTTGCTGGTACTGGAAACATCCTAGTTGATATTATTCTTGATAAGTACACAACAAACTTTCGTACCCCTGGGATGCTGTGATGAATTGTGACACACCAGACTTTATGTACCCAATGCTTGCTGATGTTTATTATCCAATAATTAAACAAAGCGAATATGGCAAGGCCATTAAAGAATGGATTTTTGATAGAACAATTACATGCAATGCACAATCTTTAAATCAAAAAGCAAATGAAGATACTTCTCCAGCAGTGTTTTTAGTTTCTGAAGGTAAACTTATTGCAAGGTCAAAATCAGACATAAGAACATCTTCAAAAAATGAAAACAATAATATTACCAATATTCTTATAACAAATATTAGGCTTCCAGGAGATAATTTAGTCTATAGAGAAACAGCAGGATCAAGAAGCGGAAGAGGAACAATATTTGAAGTTGCAACTGTTGAGCCTTTTGTTGGAGGACTTCAGAGCATTGAGTATTACCATATGGTATGGCGCAGATCTGAAAACCAGACAGTAGGCGACTAATGAATATTGTTATGAACACTAAACATCTTGAAAAAATTATAGGCAATGCTATTGACTATTCTGTTGGATTTTTAGACGGAGCACAAAAAGGCAAAAGTATATTTTTAAAAAACCTTGGAAACAGTGTTATTGGAATACTAAAAGACTATATAGATGTTGAGGCAAGGTCTAATCCTAAAGCACTTCATCACATATATGAATGGTATCAAGTCGGTAGTCCTAAAGCAAGGCTGTATGATTTTACATATACAGTTAGCAATGTTGGCCTTTCTTTTAAATCAAGTTTTAAGCAATCAAAAAGTTTACCATCAGGTTCATCAGTACCTTTTGAAAATAAAGCAAAGATTATGGAGAATGGAACTCCAGTAACAATATCTCCAGTAAGATCAGAAGTACTTGTTTTTGAAGCAAATGGGCAGACAGTGTTTACAAAAAAAGATATAGATATTCAAAATCCTGGAGGAACAGAGGTTCAGGGTTCATTTGAAAAAGTAGCAGACGAATTTTTTAGAGTATATTTTAAACAATCATTTTTAAAATCTTCTGGATTGTATTCTTATATAAAGAAACCAGTCATATACAAAACTAATTTTAAAACGGGTACTAGGGTAGGAAGATCTTCTGGAATTGAAACGGGATTTAAATGGATCGCAAACGCACATATTGGGGTAGAATAAGACTATGGCAACAGTAGCGGCAGAGACAGGCTTTCCACCCACCTTTATTAATAAATATATTATTGCTCAGTTAAAGGAGTTTGGTATAGTAACTGGCATTGAGGGCATAGATCCAATCGTCCCAGTCCAGTCTACTAACCTAGACGACCTATTTGGAGAAATCACGGTAACTGGAAATGCATTTTTAATAGCATATGACAGACTAGCAAGATATAGACCAAACTCAATGTACAGACACAAGAGAGAACAACTAGTTTACACGATCCACTCGTCTAGCGATGCCCAAGGGTTTGATATAGCCAGAATTATTACGGCTGCCCTAGATAGGGAAGACTCAGCAGCACAAGATGTGAATGATTGGCTTATTGATAATCCAGACCAAATTCCAACATTAAATGTATTTTTTCATCGTTTTAAGGTTTTTCAAATTGATGAAACAAGAGACCTTGTTGAACTAGGATCTATCAAGTTCAACTTTAGAGGCAAACTAATAATCGAGTACGACTACCATACTAAAGACTCAGGCACCCCCCTATACACTTAAAAATGCTGTTATAATTAATATGAGGAAACAGCGCCAAACAACTTAATAACCCTATTTAGGAAAAAGAGGTGAATAAATGGCTAATTACAGTCGTGGTACATCAACCAACATTATCGTTGGTGCAGCAGCGTTATTCGTTGCTGATACAACTTTGGATGCAACATCATTAACTGCTCACGAGTCTAACAAGACTTTTAGAGATACACTTACTAACGATGCTGATTATACAAACGTTGGTTACACAATGAACGGTCTTGAACTGCAGTTCCAACCTGACTTCGGCGAAGTTACAGTTGACCAGATTCTTGACGTTGCAAAACTTTACAAGCAAGGCATGCAGGTTAATCTTGCAACAGCATTTGCTGAAGCAACACTAGAAAATCTTCTACTTGCTTTGGCTTACAGCGATTCCAAGCTAACAGGAACAAAGTCATCTTCAGCAGGACGTGCACTTAACCTTTCCGCAGGCGATATTGGCGAATGTCCAGTTGAGCGTGGTATGGTTGCAGTAGGTCCAGGAACTGGCGATTGCGTAAACTCTGCTTATGTAGAGCGTGTTTACACAGCATACCGTGCACTCTCAATTGAGAATGTTACAGTATCTGCAAAGCGTGATGAGGCTTCAATGTTTGAAGTTTCATTCCGTCTACTTCCAGAGGATGTTTCTGGTTCATAC